AGGTGATGGAGCAACAGTAACAGGTATTAAAGATGAAGATGACATGACTTCAAATAGTGCCACAAAATTAGCAACACAGCAATCAATCAAAGCATATGTTGATGCACAGGTTACGGCGCAAGATTTAGATTTTCAAGGTGATTCAGGCGGTGCTCTTTCAATTGATTTAGATTCAGAAACTTTAGATATAGCAGGTGGTACAGGTATTGACACTGTTGGATCAAGTAACACATTAACAGTATCAATCGATTCAACAGTTGCAACATTAACAGGTTCACAGACATTAACAAATAAAGTAATAACAAGTCCAACAATTTCAACACCAACAGTAACAGGAACACTAACAGCAACTTCTGTTACAACAAATGACATTGTATCAAATGGTTCAAATGCAAATATAAACATTGATCCACAAGGCACAGGAAAAGTTGTAATAAACAATTTATCAATCGCTGGAGAGACAGGAACAATTACTACTGACTCATCTAACATGGCAATCACATTTGATACACATGGTACAGGTGATATTAATTTAACTGCAGGTGCAGATGTTAACTTACCGGCAGACATTGGATTAACTTTTGGCGATGACGGAGAAAAAATTGAGGGCGATGGAACAGATTTAACAATAGCGTCATCTAATGATTTAAATTTAACAGCAACAACAGACATTAACGTTCCAGCAAACGTTGGAATGACATTTGGTAACGATGCTGAAAAGATTGAAGGTGATGGAACAGATTTAACTATCTCAGGTAACAATATTAAACTTACAGCAGTTGCTGATGTTATAATTCCAACAAACGTTGGCTTACATTTTACAGACGCAAATGAAAAAATTGAATCAGATGGTTCTAAACTAATACTTACATCTGGTGGAACAACATTTAACCTTCCAACTTCAGATGGTTCAAGTGGACAAGCACTTGTAACAGACGGAGCAGGAACATTATCTTTTGACACAGTGGCAACCACTATATCAGATGACACATTAGCCACAGTTAGAAATAATAAATCGTTAGGCACAGCGGCAAGAACAATAGACAGCATCAATGCAACTTTTATAGACAGTGCTTTCTACTTCTTGGTACACAATGACCTTGTAAATGAAGTGATTAGTGCAGAATGTTTAGCAATAACAAATAATGATACTGCTTCTTTCTTAGGTAACCGTAGGGGAATAGAATCCGCTGGTGGTAGCACAGTTCCAACATTGGCAACTGATGTTAGTAACGGTCAATTCAGAATAAGAGCAACTGGAACTTCTGCTGACTGTAAAGCAAGTTTTTATAAAATTGCTATGTCATCAAGCACAACAGACGCTACTAGAGGAAACACTGTAACAACAAGTAACACAGACGTAGATTCTGCATCAGAATCTATTGATACTTTTGCTCATGGAACGTACAGAGGTGCAAAATATTTTATCAGTGTTGACAATGATAGCAAAACTGAAATGGATGTTGTTGAAGCATTAGTTGTTCATGATGGTTCAGATGCATATATCAAATCATATGGACATAACTCTTCAGGTGGAGATCCATTAATTACATTAACTGCGGCAATATCTGGAAGTAACGTTGTTGTAAGTGCGGCCGGTTTAGAAACAAACTTAAATTTAACAATACACAAAATATTACTCAAAGACAACATGACAGCAGAAAGCAACGCAAATCAAAAAGCATTTGCATCAGTAACAGTAAGTTCTACTGCTACAGCAGTTGATCTAATGGATTTAGACGACGGCAATGGTGCTGTATATTTCATTGTTGGTGCAAACTCAACAGAAAGTGCATACAGTATTCAAGAAGTATATACAGCGGCTACACCGGGAGTTCCGGCAGTGGCTAACGGTCCTTTTGTGTCAACAAAAGGCACTACACAATTAGAATTTACAGCGGCATTTGATACTGCTACAGAAAATAGTCTTGAACTTTTTGCTTCTAGTACATCAGGTGGCAGTACAACAGTCTCTGGATACAGAATATCTGCATTAGCCGGATAAATACAACACTAAAATAACAATTCATGCGGGAGATATAGAACCATGACAACACGTAACTTTAGAGTTAATAATGGATTAGAAGTAGGTGATATTACAATATCAGCGAATGCTAATACCATTACAGGTATGGCCACAGGAGCACCAAGTTCCGACGGTGATGCCGCTAATAAAAAATACGTTGATGATCAAGCAACAGCATCATTAACGTTAACAAATAAAATAATAACAACGCCAACAATTTCAGGACCAACAATAACTGGTACAGCAACAATAGGTGCAATTACTACGAATGCAATTACATCTAATGGATCCAACGCCGCTATTTCAATTCAACCAAGCGGTACAGGTGATGTATTGTTAAGTGCTTTAAGAGTAAATGGTACAACACTAGATTCATCTGATTCAACCAAAGTAACTATTGCAGAAGCAGTAGATATTACTGGTGCTTTATCGGCTGGAACATCACTTGTAATTGCAGGTGACGGTGCAACAGTAACAGGTATTAAAGATGAAGACAATATGTCTTCAAACAGTGCCACAAAACTTTGCACACAGCAGTCAATCAAAGCATACGTTGACAGTGAAATATCGGGTATATCATCAACATCGATTTCACAAAACAATTCAAACGTAACAGTAGCAGACTCAGGAGATGGAACTATTACTGTCACAGTTGACGGAAATACTGAAATGACAATTACTGATGCAGGTGTTAGAGTACACGGTAACTTCACAGTTGACGGAACTTCAACAACAGTTAACACATCAACACTTTCAATTGAAGATAATATCATCGAGTGTAACAGAAACGTTTCTGCAAACTCTGGTATGCCAACATATTCAGGTTTGAAAGTAAACAGAGGTGAAACTTCATCAGCAACAGAACAAGACTTATTTTGGGTTTGGGATGAATCGTTTGCAGATGACGGAACAACTATTCACGGAAATGCAGGCGGTGCCTTTACGGCATTGAGAGCATCAACAGGTGCAGATAACAAATCAGAACCAACATCAACTGAAACACAATTAGTTGATATAAGAGCAAACGTTGTACACGCGATATCCACTTCGGCGCAATACGCGGACGTGGCGGAGCGTTTTGAAGCAGACGCTCCTATGGCAGAAGGTGCAGTAGTAGAAGTTGGTGGAGAAGCAGAAATTACAGAAACAACGTCAGATATGTCTGACAATGTTTTTGGTGTAGTTTCTACTAAACCAGCATATGCTATGAACGCAGGCGCAGGTAACAGCGACTCACATCCATTTGTTGCAATGACAGGAAGAACTCCAGTTAGAGTAACAGGTGAAGTGACTAAAGGTCAAAGACTTGTAACATCATCAATTAAAGGTTGTGCTAGAGCAGTAGCAACAGGTGAATCAATTTCGCCATTCAACGTTATTGGTAGAGCATTAGAAAGTTCAACAGACGCAGGTATCAAATTGGTAAACTGTGCAGTGAGAACTAACAACTAATAAATATTAATACTTTTTAATAGATTAAGGGCGGACTTAGGTTCGCCCTTTTTGTTTATACAATCAAATCTAAAATAGTTTGTAATTTTCCTTTGATCGCTTTATTATTCAAAGTATTTCTTAAACCACCGTGTAAATTTTTTGGCCAACATTCAAAAGCACACCAACAATATCCTGAATGTTCTTTGTTTAATTTAGGTAGGAATTCGCCGTCTACTGCTATAAGATATGTGTGAAAGAAAAACTTTTGATCATTACTTGTAAACAATTCTAAAGGAATAACTTTTTTAAAATTTGGTGTACTACCAACTTCTTCTTCAATTTCTCTTTTTAATCCTTCAAATGCTGATTCTGTATATCTTGCTTGTCCTCCAACTAAACCCCAAGTACCTTGTGTTTTTAAATCAGTTCTTTGTAAAAACAAAAAACGTTTTGTACTTGTAGCATAGAACAATGCACCTGAACAAATTATATTTTCTTTCATGACTTATTATAACAATTTATTGTAATTTTATCAAGGAGTAGTTGCGTCTTGACCCGCGGCATCGCCATCTCTTTCATAACCGCCATCTAATACTATAGTCCAATTACCAGCACGATATATTCCTTCATATGATTTGACCCATTCAGTGCCTGTGAATCTATACTGAATTCCTGTATGAGAATTGGTAACATAGTGTAATGTAGAATCTGGATGACTTGCGTCAAATAATTTAATCCATTTTGATTCTGCCATGCTGTATTGAATAATATCACCAACACTTGCAACTAAACTTCCCCAAGTTGAACTTTGTACGGTTGCTGTAGAATCACCAAGTGTGTCAATAATTAGGTATCTATCTCCATCTCCTGGATTTTCAGGTGCAAATGTAAGAGGATTTATAATTTTTTTAACTGCTGTAAGTGTATTATCAGGGATAGTATCATCATCAACTGTATACAAAAGTATTGTATCATCTAAACTACTTGTTGCAATAGTACCTACTATTTCATTTCCAGTTGGTTGTTTTAATCTAATTTGACTTGTACCGTTTCTTACTTTACCGTATTGATCTAATAGTACTTTCCAATTTACAGGAGGACCAAATGTTTCAAAAGGATCGTAACTCGATGGTTCATTAGCACCTGTATGATATCCTGCACCGCCTGTACCTATTCCAGGATCTGTGCTTGACACAGTTGTACCTGTTGTACCTAATAGTCTTAATTGATTTCCTGTTACTAATAATCCAAAATTATTTGGCGTAACAAAACTTTGAGATAATAATGGTCCGCTTATTAATCCACTGTTAATTCCGCCATCGTCGTCATATATGCTCATTATAATTTTTTGTACAACACCTAACTTTTTAACTTTTACAGGTGGTGATAACCATATTGGCATACTAAAAGTCATAGTTGCTACATCTATTTCTGTATCTGCACCCACGGGTATTGATCTTGAACTAAAAGTAATTCCTGTTAATTCAACATAACTTAAACTTGTCCAATCAATATAGTTGTCAGATTTTTGTATCTCAAAATCTGGATTGAATAGATATAT